AACAGCAAATAATTAATTACACCATGTGGGGTCGCAAAAAATATGTTTCCAAAAACAATGTGAAGGGAAAATGGGCTATCAAAGGTACAACAAAAGATTTGTTGATCGTGGTAGCACCTACTTTCAACGGTGCTACGACATCCGGAGAGGAATTGGTTGAAATAGAATGGTCAAAGTCATACAACCTACGATGTCAAGATTTGCCTGGGACACAGACATCTTTTGGAGGGTATTGGTTATATTAGTGTCTTTCGACTGCGCTGTGGCGCAGTAATTTCCGGCATCTTGAGCCCGCTGGCGCGGACTCGCTTTTCTTAAGGAATGGTGTAGGTTGGTGGGCTTGGTAGCTAATTTCTTTTCAATAAATTTTATTATGCATAAGGTGCGTGAATATTGTGTACGTCCCAACGGTCCTCACTTAATTTACTCCTATCCGGCTGGAAGTTGGCCAGAACAATCACGTGGGGGGGTTCGAAGTGCACCGGGCAGGACTCGTACTTGGTGCTCAAGAAGTACCCATTCTTGAACGTTTCCAGGACCTGGTAAGGGAAGGACTCCTCCCCAGATCTGGGCCAGTCAAAGAACACCACTCGCTGGCGGTCGTAGGCATGGTAGATGTCAGCATGCTTTCCTCCGGTGATGATGAACGGTCGCTGCCCGTCGACTCGGTATCGTCTTGTAAAATAGCTTTTACCAGTATTTCCAACTGGGTCGTAATACCATCTAATCTTGCGAGGATCAGCTGGTCCAAGCAAGTATCCGACGAGTTCTGTCTGCCAACCGGGGGAGGGGATGAGGGCGGGGTCGGCCACGGACCGCTCTCTGAGAAGGCGCTGGGTAAGTTTAACAAATCGTGGGTATTTTGCTAACATAGCAGGATGTTTATCAAACACCTGCTCCTCTGTTAGCACGTCCGTCTTCATGTCCTCAACGAACTTTTCAATGTCACTGCGCTTACCAGCACCAATCATGACCCCGTACTCCTGCGTCTCCTCCAATCTGGGTTCCTTCGAACAATAGTCCTTGTTCGATGAAGCGCTTCCAAGCGCCTTAGAGAGGTGAACTCTGGGGCCAAGGAGCTCCTTGACCCCCTTGAATCTCTTCTTAGAAGAGAGCTGAACATAGCCTTGAAAGTGCGGAGTGCCTTCAGCACCTTCTTCAAGCTGGTAGATAATATATGAGACGAGGGAGTTTTCATGAAGGGTTGATAGTTTTTGTGCTTCACTTGGTGTAGGATTGTTGAGGGTGAAACACCAGTTTTTCGCGGGGGCGGGTGTAGAAGAGGGGTTTGTCATTTTGTTCCAAGTTCCAAGGTGGGGGGTAATACTATACCCCCACCTTTTATAACTTTGGAACAGGCGAGATCAATGATAGAATTTGCTGGTGGCATAGTAGAAGGTCACAAATAAAGAATGGCAAAGCGAAAATTTCATTCAGCGCTTGGCACAGCAGCTCGGGTAGCTGGCGCAGCTTATCAGGGATACAGTGCTTATAAATCTTTGCGTGACGCAAAACGTCAAAAGACGTCAATGAAAAGACCTTCTAACAATAATAATATTGTGACACAGCAAAATGATGTACGACAAAGTAAAACAAAACCCCTCAGTCGAAAGAAGAAAAACTGGAAGAAATTTAAGTCACGGGTGGACAAGGCGGTGAACGAAAACAGTGAACTACAAGTCCTCATGGAGGCGAACTCCACAAGGCAGCTAGTTCTTGGTATTGCTGGGAGATACATTCAGCAACCATACGAAACGGGTGTAGCCTTCGGATATAATGACATGCGTCTTGGTGCATACGGTTTGTTGGATAGAGGGCCAACAAAATTCGTTGGCGAAATTGCGAAGGAACCTCCGACAATTATCGGAACTGCTTCTCTAAATCGAAATGCTGAAGACAACATGATATACAACGTTCTAGGTGCAAAAATGAATGTCAGTATGAAAAATATCTGCGATCATAATTTATACATCGATGTACATGAATGCATCGCTGCTCAGGATATAGCTGATGAAGAATATGGTACTGCATATCTTGCGTGGACGCAATGCCTTACGGATATGGATAACCATTTGTACACTTTCGCGTCATGGACCAAAAATACGGCTATACTATCCGGGATGACTCCTTATCAGTCACACCATTTTGGTAAATACTGGAAAATCATCAAAACCTCAAGGGTATACGTTACACAACAGCAAATAATTAATTACACCATGTGGGGTCGCAAAAAATATGTTTCCAAAAA